CCGACACACTAAAAGTTGTTGGTGCTGATATTGTAGATGGAATGCTTGTTGTTATTTTGGAGAACGATATTCCAGAAAAGGACAAGCCTCAAACTATCAATTTAGGTGACCTGCCGAAATCAGCGAAGAAGCTGTTACTAGGCTAAATACTAAGGAGCACTATGGCATATTCAGATCAAGTTTTAGACCATTACAATAATCCACGCAATGTGGGTAAGATGGATATAACTGACAAAAATGTCGGAACTGGTATGGTAGGTGCTCCTTCTTGCGGCGACGTTATGAAGCTACAAATTAAAGTTGTAGATGATATTATTGAAGATGCAAAATTTAAAGCATACGGATGTGGAAGTGCGATTGCTAGTTCTAGCATGGTCACAGAATTGCTCAAAGGTATGTCATTAGAAGATGCAGGAAATATTAAAAATACTTCTATAGTAGAAGCTCTTAGTTTGCCTCCAGTTAAGATACACTGCTCGGTCTTAGCTGAAGATTCAATTAAAGCAGCAGTCAAAGATTATAAATCAAAACAACCAAAGGTACACAGATGAATGACATTAGATTAGTCCGACTTACGTCGGGTGAAGAATTATTATGTGAAAAAACAAATGAATCAGGTTTAACAATTACAGTAAAGGACATTGTAGCATTAGTGCCTACTCAAGAGAGATTAGGATTTATGCCATATATGCCTTATTGTGAAATCGATCAATTAGTAATTAAGAAAGAACATATTTTGTTTGATCTTACACCAACAATGGAATTAGCAGCTCAGCATAAAGCTATGCATAGCGATACAAATATAGTTACACCAGACAAACCAGAAATAATAGTTTAATATGAATCATGACATAAAGCATTATGTCCATAAATCAAGATGGATTAATGATGAACTTTGCAATGAAGTAATTAATACACTTGATATTGAAGACACTTGGTTACCATTTCCAAAAGATGTTGTTAATGCATATCCAGGTGAGGGAAGATCACAAGATGGCATTGCTGGATCAACATTAAGCATTGATTGGGAACAATTCATGGGTGATCCAAATATTCCTGAACAAGAGAGAAATTATGGCTTAGCTCATATGAAAAATCAAGATGTATTAGAAAGACTTCGATCGAGTATACACTCTGGATTAGAGCATTATGTTCACGATTATTTAGATGATATAGAATGGTATGATTACTTCAGAAATTTTACTGATCCTAAATTTATGAAATATGAACAAGGTCATGATATGATAGAACATTGCGATCATGTTGGAGCCATATTTGATGGCACAAGAAAAGGCATTCCAACTGTTTCAATCGTAGGCAATTTAGGTGATGATTTTGAAGGTGGAGCAATACGATTTTGGGATAACACAGATTATTATATGAAGAAAGGCGAACTTATGTTTTTCCCTAGTAACTTCTTATATCCACACAGAGTTCGTAAAGTAACAAAAGGTTTAAGATATTCTTTCGTGAGTTGGGTATGGTAGAACAAGCTACTTTAGATGATATACCCCAGCTTTGTATTTTGTTAGACGAATTATTTAGTCAAGAAGCAGAATTTACTCCTAATCATGAAATACAAGGAAAAGGTCTAAGTAAGATTATAAACAATGAAGATATTGGAGCAATTTTAGTTTGTCGCGCATCAACAATTATGCCTCAATTTAATAAAATAATAGGAATGGTAAATATTCTTTATACAATCTCTACTGCATTGGGTGAAAGAGTAGCTAATCTTGAAGATTTTGTCGTTTTGCCTGAATTTAGAAATATAGGAGTAGGTTCAGAACTTATATCACATGCAATGCTTTTTGCAAAAGCAAAAGGTTGCCAACGAATTACCTTACTTACTGATGATGATAATCAAGATGCACACCGATTTTATGTTAGAAATGGTTTTTCCCGTTCTTCAATGGTTCCATTTAGGCGAAATTTATTAACTACTTAGTATGTACTTTTAGCTCAAAACGTGGTATAATACTGCCATGAATAAAGCTTTTTACACGTCAGCCTTCCGTCACGGCAAGGTCATTAAATATTTAGGCTATGAAAATGGTGAAAAAGTAAAGTTCACTATTCCATTTAAGCCTACTCTATTTGTCACAAACAAAGGTAATAATGCCCACGATTGGCATGCACTCGATGGTACTCCAGTAGAACCTCTCGTATTTGGATCTATGGGTGAAGCTACTGATTTTATTAAATCATATGCAGATGTACCTGCCTTTAATGTTTATGGCAATACAAATTATGTAGTACAATATATTAATGAAGAGTTTCCTGATGAGATCAAATGGGATCGTAATACAATTAATGTTACATCAATCGATATTGAAACAAAGTTTGGTGATGGGTTTCCTGAACCTAAAGAAGCTGATCAGGAAGTAACAGCAATCACAATGAAGAACAATATCGATGATACCTATTATACGTTTGGTTGTGGTGAGTATGATGTGAAGTCATCTCTTATGCAAACCAATTCTGTGATTTATGTCAAGTGCGCAGACGAGAGAGAACTCTTACATAAGTTTGTTTATCATTGGTCTAGGACTTCACCTGATATTGTCACAGGTTGGAACTGTGAATTCTTTGATATACCATATCTTATTAATCGTATAAAACGTATACTTGGTAATTCACGAGAGAAGTTCCTATCTCCATGGAGAATGATTGATGAACGTGAGACTCATACAGGTTATGGTCAAACATCTCTCAAATATGAAATTAAAGGTGTGGCCATCTTAGACTATATGGCAATCTTTAAAAAGTTTGGTTTTACATATGGTCCACAAGAATCATATAAGTTAGATCATATTGCTAATGTTGTATTAGGTGAGAAGAAGCTTGACTTCGGTGAAGCATCTGACTTAAACGAGTTGCACGCAAATGACTATCAAAAGTTTATTGATTATAATATTAAAGACGTAGAACTTATCGATCGTATGGAAGACAAACTAGGTCTTATTAGTTTATGTCTCACTATGGCTTATAAAGGTGGCGTAAACTATGAACAAGTATTAGGTACTGTGGCTATATGGGATGCATTGCTTTATCGTGACTTACATTCAAAACGTATAGCTGTACCACAAAACAAAGAGTCATTTAAAGCAACATTTCCTGGTGGTTATGTAAAAGAACCAATTGTTGGCATGCACGATTGGGTATGTTCGTTCGATTTGAACTCTCTATATCCATCAATAATTATGCAATACAACATGTCTCCCGAGACTATCTTACTTGATGATGAACCTAATGTCAACGTTGAATCTGTTCTTCGTGGTGAAGTAACAAACAATAAACCTAACACAGCATTAGCTGTCAATGGCGTTCGTTTTGATACAAAGAAACTTGGTATTATTCCAGCAATTATTCAAGAGATCTATAATGATCGTGTCAAATTCAAGCAAGCACAACTTAAAGCTGAGCAAGAACTCGAATTATGTGGTAACAAATCAGAAGTGTATGCTCTTGAGAAACGTATTGCTATTGCCAAGAACCAACAAATGGCATTAAAGATCCTATTGAATTCCTTATATGGTGCGATGGGTAATAAGTGGTTTAGATATTTTGATATGCGTATTGCTGAAGGTATCACACTCACTGGTCAAGCAACTATTCGTTGGGCAGAGAATAACCTAAACGATTACCTTAACAAAACTCTACAAACAAATAGAGATTATGTTGTTGCTATTGATACAGATTCATTGTATGTTCGCCTTGACGAGTTTGTCAAACGTCTTGGTCCAGCCAAGCCTATTGACTTTCTTGACTCAGTATGCAGTGCATTAGAAGATACACTTACTGAATGTTATGATCGTCTATATAAAAACTTAGGTGGTATAGAAAACAAAATGGTTATGGGTCGTGAGGTGATTGCTGATCGTGGTATATGGACTGCTAAGAAAAGATATATACTCAATGTACATGACAATGAAGGTGTTCGTTATGCCACACCTAAACTAAAAATTATGGGTATTGAAGCAATTAAATCATCTACTCCTGCTATATGTCGCATAGCATTAAAAGATATATTTCGTAGGATTATGGAAACAGATCAGGCAACGGTACAATCAGATATAGCAAACTTCAAAGTGGCATTTCAACAAGCGTCTGCTGAAGAGGTAAGCTTTCCACGAGGTGTAAATAATCTAAATAAATGGACAGATAAAGAAACTGTTTATAAGAAAGGTACACCTATACATATTCGTGGTGCAATATTGCATAATAATATGATTAAAAAACAGAAATTAGGTAGAAGTATTCAAAAGATAACAAGTGGCGACAAAGTAAAGTTCACGTATCTTGTCAAGCCAAATCCAATTAGAGAGAATGTAATTGCATTTGTAGACTATCTTCCACGTCAATTTAAACTTGAGAAATACATAGATTATAACCTTCAATTCGAAAAGACTTTCCTTAGTGCCATCGAACCTGTATTGGAAGCAGTTGGCTGGTCAAGTGAGCATAAAGTATCATTAGAAGATTTTTTCGTTTAAGGTATGTACATATCATAAAAATGTGATATAATATAACATATGAAATAAAGGAGACTTATGTCAGCAGATTGGGTAAACGATATTAATCGTATGCAAACAAAATATGGTGTTAGGGAATGGATAAACCATGCCACACCATTTCAACTTAAAAAATATTTAGAATTCCGATTAGATTTTATTAAAGAGGAATACGATGAAACACGAGAAGCACTTATTATGCAAGATTCTGAAGAGATCGTTGATGGTCTTATTGATCTTTGCGTTGTTGCTATTGGTACGTTAGATGCATTAGGTGTCAACGCACATAAAGCATGGGACGAAATATTAGAAGCAAATATGAATAAAGAAGTTGGTGTAAAGGAAGAACGACCAAATCCTTTAGGACTTCCAGATTTAATTAAGCCAGAAGGTTGGACAAATCCATCGCACGAAGATAATCATGGTATTATTCCAACGGCTTTTGAACCAGATGTTGATGATGAATTAGATAAACTTATTGAAAGTAAAAATCATTATACACCAGGACCAGGACCACTCGATGGAAAAGAAGCTAAAGAATTATTTGATAAAGCTATGAAAGCAAATAAAGCAAGAACTGAAATTAGTGGTAAACATAATACAAGATGGACACCAAATGCATTAAAGGAGTATCATGACGTTTGAAGAACTAAACAGAGAATTTGAAAAACTAACAGCAGACTTGTGTGCTGATGGAGTAAATGATCCATTAGCGTGTGCAGGAATTATGATGGCACAAGCCATGAGAATTTATAAAACTGCTCTTAATGAAAATGAATTTAATATAATGACTGAAACAATATTAAAAAGTAGAAAAGACATTATTGAATTTGAAAGTCCTACAATTAATTAGATGGTAAATAAAAATAAATTGTGGATGAAAACTACGTGGACTTATGACGATTGGTTAAAAAAGTATAAAGGCAAATCTGTTCATGAAATTACTATAAACGAACACACAAAGTGGTCTAAAGAATTTAAAGGTTGGAAAGTAGGTAACATTGAGAAAGTATAGTGGAATATTCCCTTACATTATTTAAAAGCATATTCGATAACAAGACTGGCAAACGTATGGACTTTAGTAAGTACCATCAGTTTGAACATTTGTTATTTGAGTTAGCCCAACAGAAACGCAAAGATAAGAAGTCGGCTCCCCTTATATCTCCTGCAATTTACGTAGAAGATACGACTCGTGCGAATAATAATGTACTCGGTTGGGCTGGGTGGACGGCAGTAGATGTAGATGAACATGTATTCGATGGTAATCTTGAGCAAGAATTATTAGATCGTTATGGAAAATGGAATCATGTTGTTTACTCTACTGCCTCATCTACTCGTGAACATCCTAAATTTAGATTAGTTTTTCCATTAACAATACATGTACCAAAAGAAAAGATTAAACATTTTTGGTTTGCATTGAATAAAGAATTAGGTGATGTAGGTGATCCTCAAACGAAAGATCTATCACGTATGTATTATGTTCCAGGCAAATACGAAGGTGCATATAATTTTATATTTAATAATTTCTGTGGTGAAGATATGAATCCATATGAGATTATGTCAAAGCATGATTATGTTGAAAGATCAGGTTCATTAATAGATAATTTACCACCTGAAATACGTAAGGCTATGTTAGCACATCGTAAAAATGAAATGGTAAATACAAATGTGTCATGGAGTAATTACAAAGATTGTCCATTTGTAAATAAAAAATTAGTAAAAGAATATAATGAAATCACTAATACGGGTTGGTATACGAAGATGTATTCAATTATGGTTTCAATTGCAGGTAATGCAATACGTAAGAAATATCCAATTACATCACAAGAAATTGCAGAATTATGTAGACAAATTGATTTTGACAATGGTAATTGGTATGATAATAGACCATTAGATAAGGAGGCCGATCGTGCAATCGAATTTGTGTACGGAAACATTTAATTATTTCGATTTAGACCAAGCTAAGATAGAGCAAAGGGCTAATGACGAGTTTGAAAAAATTACATTGACTGGTGGAAGACCAGCTGAAAGAATACTTTATCATTGTAAAATAGGTCAAGCTGCAGAAGTATATTTTCT